ACCTTTCCAGGTTCCAATAACCGTACTAAAGAAAAATTCCATTTTCTTTAGTTGAAAGTAAAAAGTTAATAATAGCAAATTTCGATTATCAAACAGAGGCTCGAGGACCTTCTAATTTCCTTATTTAAAGGGTAACACTTAATTTCCCTGCTTGTCAAGTTTTTCTTGACAAATGATTCCAAATTATTATAGCCTGTACCATACTAAGGGAACTTAAAAGCGGTTGTCAAGAAAAAAATGTATTAACGGGGGATTTTTTTATGGGAACTAAAAGAATTGATACAAATGATAAAGCATTTTCCAATAGAAAACGGCTTAAAAAACGCATTAAACCTAAAAAAGAATTATCTGAAGAAGATATAATAGAGATAAGGACTAAGAAAAGAAATTTCCTATATCACTACAAAAGTAAGGGAATGACCATTTCTAAAGCCTTGAAGAAAGCCGGAGTCAAATCTCAAAATACTATTTACACATGGGCTGAAGATGATCCCATGTTCAAAGAGCAATATTACAATATAAGAAAACAGAAAGATCCTGCCGCATTCTACAAACCAACAATGGTAACTGAGGAAAAGGAAATAGACAAAAAGGTTATCATAACTAACAACGAAGATGAAAGGGTTCTGAAAGATGCTCTAAAAGAAGCTTACAGATATTCCAGTTTCAACTTGACAGAAGCATGTAATGAAGTCGGTATATCTAGGGGTAAAGTTGTAAAATGGATGGAGATAGATGAGTCGTTCAAAGATGAAATGTTATCTGTTGATGAGGAGAAAAAGGACTTAGTAGAATCCAGTCTATTAGCAAAAGTGGCATCGGGGGACACAGCAGCAATCATTTTTGCTGCCAGATGTTTACTTCCAGATACTTACAATGAAAATAAAAATATGATCAGAGGAAGAATAGATGTTGTCCATTCAAAAGAGGAGACAGACGCCATCATAGAAGCTGCACAAATCACACCTTCAAAATTAATGAATACTCCAGGTGGCAAATTATTAGCTGAAAAATTAGGTGGTGGAGATGACATTCTTGAAGGTGAATTGGTAGGACGAAAGGGAGATGATGGCAATTAAAAAAGGTCCTTCCAACGAACAATTTGCGCACTCTAAACTTTTAAGCTTCACACGTTTAATGTACCCAAAATATAAAATTGGGTTAATGCATGAAATGATTGCCATGTATCTGGAAGCTGTAGAGAGAGGAGATATTAGAAGGTTACTAATTTTTTCTCCCCCTAGGCATGGTAAAACTTTATTAGCATCTGAAATGTTTCCTGCCTGGTTCATAGGTAGAAATCCAGATTGGCAAATTATATGGTCAACTTACAATCAGAAACGTGGTGACGATGTTGGACGAAAAGTCAGAAATTTAGTTGACTCAGATTTACATAGAGAAATATTTCCTGGTTGTGCTATTTCTTCAGATTCAAAATCTGTGTCTCATTTCTCTACTATTCAGGGTGGAGAGTACTTTAACATCAGTGTTGGTGGTGGTGCCACTGGACGTGGAGCAAATTGTCTTCCAGCAGAAACAATGCTAAATGTGAAGATTGATTCTTCAATAAAAACTGTTGACATTGCTACCCTCGTAGAGTTATTATCTAGCAAAGAAATAAAAATATTATCTTTAGACCATACTAGTAACACTTTAGTATACAAAAAAATAATAGCTGCTAGAAAGGAAATTACAAATGAACTCTACAAAATCACCACAAATTCAGGGAATTACATTAGAGCAACTGGAGAGCACAAATTCTTCATACAGGGACAAGGTTACATTAAAACGAAAGATATACAAAAGGGAGACACCATCACAATTATTACAGACAAGAAAATCCCAAGTATGTCCGGAGTGTGGAAAAAGAAAAACTATAGGCTCTCTTCATTGCAGATCCTGCTATCATATGCTTCGAAAAGCCGATACAAAAATAACATGTGCATGGTGCGGAAAAGAAGTAGTAAAAAAGAATTACGAAGTACGTGCAGCAATAAAAAGAAAGCACAAAGATATGTATTGTTCAATAGAATGTTCCCAAAAACATCACGCTGTAAAAAACAAAAGAAAATGTGTAATCTGCGGAAAAACAACAGAAACGCCTATACGAAAATTCTGTTCCAACAAATGCAGAAAAGAGTCCAGAGAGCGAAGGAAAATGCCAAAAATAATATGTCCTCAATGTGGGAAAACATTTTCCCCATTAAGCTACTTAACGCAGCATTGCTCCCGAGAATGTGCCAATCAAACACATTCTCAGAAAATGCTTGGAACACAGAATTCCAATTATCGGCATGGGAAAGAATACAACATCATATCACGCAAAATGCGCCCTTTAATACTAGAGAGGGACAACAATCAATGCGCTGTATGCAATATTCAAATGGGGAAAGTATCGACGGTAGATGGCAATACAGGGAACAAAACAAAGAGGGAAACTCTCTTACTACATCACATAGATGGGGACAAGACCAACAATGCACCAGAAAATCTAATAACACTATGTCTCAGTTGTCATATAATTCATCACAAATCAAAGAGGACACCATTTCCCAAATTGAAAGAATTAGCACAGATCCGATCCCAGTCTATGACATCCAAGTTGAGGGAACAAGTAACTTCTTTGCACATGCAGTACACAATAAAAGAACGATAACTAACGATAACTATCTCATTTTAACCCACAACTGCTTTATTATAGATGATCCTATCAAATCCAGAAAAGAAATAGAATCCCAAACAATTCGAAAAGACCTCCACGAATGGTACAGAGCAGTTGCTTATACTAGATTGATGCCTGATAATAGAATTATTATGATTAATACTAGATGGCATGAAAATGATCTTAGCGGTTATGTACTAAAGGAACATCCACAAGAAGATTGGACAATTCTTGATCTCAAAGCTATTGCAGAAGAGAATGATATTCTCGGTAGAGAAGTTGGGGATGCTCTATGGCCAGAAGCTTATCCTCAGTCATCTTTAAATGCTATAGAAAAAATTATTGGTTCTTACGAATGGAATGCTCAGTACCAACAGCATCCAGTAAGTAGAGAAGGGGGTATGGTAAAACATGCCTGGTTAAAAAGATATTCAATTTTACCAAAACTAAATAGAATCATTATAAGTTGGGATACGGCATTTAAAGATTCAGAAATAAGTGACCCATCTGCTGCCACAGTGTGGGGTATAGGTGAAAATGGATATTACCTATTAGATGTAATAAACAAAAGAATGGAATTTCCAGAACTTAAAAAAAGATTTTTACAACTATACGAAGTTCACAAAGCCACAGGGGTATTGGTTGAAGATAGAGCTAGTGGGCAATCTTTAATTCAAGATATAAAAATGGAAACTAGAATTCCCATTATCCCCATCAGTACCAACAATGTGAACAAAATATTACGCTTTGACGCAGTAACAACTTTATTTGAAGCTGGAAAGGTATTTCTTCCAGAAGAAGCCCATTGGTTATCTGATTATGAATATCAAATAACAAATTTCCCTTCTACTGAACATGACGATATGGTAGACTCAACAAGTCAATTTTTACAATGGGTGAATAAACCGAGATACGTAAGAAGGCCACCATCAAAACTTTATTGGAAATAAAGGAGAAATAAAATGGATGTAGAACAACTATTAGAAACCCACGACACTTATGCAGATATGATAAGCGATTGGACATTTTGGGGCCTAGCTTATTCTGGAGGTACTCGTTTTATAAATTTTGCATTACAAAAACATATGAGAGAATCCCAAAAAAATTGGAAATCTAGACAAGATGAAGGAACCTGTTTCAATTACTCCAGTATCGTTATTGATCTATTTAATTTCTACCTTACAGAAAAGCCTGCTTTGAGAGAATTAGGTCCTTTAGTAGATGATAAATTGTGGAAGTTATTTACCAAAGATGCTGATCTATATGGAACCAATTTTGATGTGTATTTGAATGAATCTCAAAAATTAGCAGGTATATACGGTGCAGTAGGAATCTTAGTTGACAAACCTACAAGTACAAATCAAATCCTCAAAGAAGATGTAGCTGATGGCATTTATCCTTATTGCTCTACTTTTACATTACCTAATATATTAGATTGGGAACATGAAAGGGATGAACGCACTAATAGACCTCAACTGACCTATCTCAAATTGTTTGATTACGATAATAGGTATTTACTTTGGTGGCCAGATAAATGGGAAATATGGACTATTCCTGAAACTTCTGGTGGAACCACTATGAGGATTCATAAACATACAGATACTTCAGATTATGAACCTAAACCTGGAGATAATAAATATGCACAACATCCAGGTAAAATTGTAAGTGCATTAACCTCCACAGAAGATCCAATTATGGTTTCAGAAGGACCTAATCCATTAAATGAAATACCTTTCCTGTGGTTTCAAAATATCAAGAATATTGAAGATCCTTACATTGGTGAATCTGATATTAAAGAAATATCAAGAATTACGGCTAGTATTATTCGAAATGTTTCTTA